CTTACCTCAGCCAATCTCCAATTTACGTTAAATTACTATATAATTACATTAAAATAATATATTCTGAATCGTTTTAAGCTATGTTTAACAAAAGATATTTAAATAAAGGTATGTATGTATAGAGGAGGTAATAAAAGGCTCTTAAATGAGCTTAAATGAGGTTGTTCCAATATCACTATATATAATATCTCATTATCAAACAATTAAAAAATAAACGCAGTAAATAAAGCGTATAAAAAAAAGGGCTAAAACCTAAGTTTTAACCCCTCTTTTGACTAACCAAAACAAATTCTTTTACATCTCTTTTAATTCTTCTTTTATATTATTTAAATACATTTTTTGCATCTTTTTATTTTGTTTTACTACTTGATTAATTATAAATGGTAAGTCTTTAAACAAGCTGTCTGTATTCCAGACCAACCATCTTTCATTTTTTCCAACATCACCAAAACTTATATACATTTCCCCATCTTGACAATAGAGATGATTTGTTTCATGTATGTAGGTATTTTGTTTAGATTCTTTTAATTGTTGTTTAAGTTCTTTTATTTCTTGTTTCAGTTCTTCTTTTGTCATTTGTTTAATTGTTTATTGGTTAATAAATTCTATATAGTTTTTATATTCTTCTTTAAAGTTGTTTAAATATTCTTTATCTGTTAAGGCTTTAGACAATTCATTTATCCAGTCTTTAGAATTAAACAAACAATTATTTAAATCTATTTCATAGTAATGAATTAAAGCTTCTTTTATTTCTGCTCTTGTCATTTGTTTTTATTTTTAATTATTAATGTTATTATTATAGCAGTTATCATATAACCAAAGTTAACTATAATAAAAGGGTTTAGTATATATTCTATCATTGTTTTATAATTCTAATTCTGTTTCGTTTGCGTATTCTATCCAATCCAAATTTGAGTATTCAGACAAAAAAGGTTCTTCTAAATATTTAGGAAATCCACTATTTAAATAATACTCTTTGACTTGCTCAACATTATAACCGTTGTCTGTTGTCTCTTCGTTTTCTATATCATCAGCATATTTACAAGCCTGATTATATAAGTTAGTATTATTGTTTTGTATATAGTCTGTAAAGTTATTGAACCACTCTAAGACCTTTTTATTATCATTCATATTATTTAATTATATTATATAACATTGCACCAATTAAAGTAATTGTAATATATTTAAAAGCTTTGTTAATTTGGTTAATTATTTTATTATCTCTTTTAAGTTTTATATATTCTTTTAATGTATAAACCTTAATAGTATTATTTTTCTCAATAATAACTAGATTTGTATTTGTAACTTTTATACTCATTAGATATATATTTTAGCTCCGTTGATTATCTCTATTATAATAAATGAGAGCATCGGAAGAATTAAACCTGTAACTATTGCTAAACCTGTTAAAGTTGTTTTGTCCTGTTGTTTTAGTTTGTTCATTTGTTTTGTTTTATTAGTTATTATGATATTATAGCGTAAATTACTATTGATATAGGTAATACAACGCCAAATAATATATATTTAATTGATTGTATTGTATTATTTTTTTGTTTTAGTTTGTTCATTTGTTTTTAGTTAATTATTTGTTTATACTCAAATATATAAACTTATATTTAATTAAATGTTAAAGAAATGTTAAAATTATGTTAAAATTTTATTTCTGTTCTGTTTCCGTTCCATTTATTACCCTCTAAATACCAAATAAAATTCCTTTGATATATTAAAGGTTTACCAATATACTCTAAAATTCCGTTCAATCTTTCTTTGGTTGTATTACTAAACCAACCACAATTAGACAATATTAATTTATTATCTTTTATTTCGGCTATTAAATTATTATGCAAATAGAATTTATTATTTACAATAAATGTATTTGATTTACTATAATTAGTATTATTGAAAAAGGCTTTTACTGACTCTTTTGTGATTTGTCTCATTTTGTTTATTTTTTATATTATTGTTTTATGTTCTCTTTTGTAATATTCTTTAATACTTTTAATATCTTCTTTTAATTCTTGGTTTGTCATTCTTGCAAGTTTTAAAGCATCGTTTGTAGTTTCTATTTCATCACTAGCAAAGTCAAGAATAAAATCAATTAATTTATTTCTTTGTTGTTTTTCTTTTGTCATTTGTTTTATATTCTGATTATATAAATTATTATTTAAATAATTATCTATTTTTTTAGATACTTCATCAATCCAACTAGATAAGCCTAAATCCTTAGCATCTCTTAGCTCTTTTTTAAGTTTGTCAAATTCTGTCATTGTTTTATTTTTTTATAATTGTTCTATTTCGTTTTGTAAATCATCTATCATATTTAATATACTTTGTATATGTGATACTCTATATAATTTATTATTATTCTTGTCGTTGATTTTATCCATTATTAAAGAATATACATTATCTAGTAATTTTATTGCTTCTTTGTTTTCCATAGCTTTATTTTTAAAATGGTAATTTGTTTAAGCCCGTTTTGATATGTTAGTAAATACTTTATTATATCATTATTAATATTCTTTATATTGTCGAAGCCTTCAAACTCATTTTGTAAATCGTTCATTATTTCATGAGCGTAATAATTTAATATTGAATTTACTATATATTCAGAATTAATATTTTCAGTAGGTAAATTTTCTCCAGTCATATCGTTGTATAATTCCGAAGCGTGAGCAATAACCTCAAAAGCATTAGAAAAAGAATTATTTATAAATTCATTACAACGACTATAATATATTATAGTATAAATTTCATCTGAAATAATATAATCAAAATTAGTTTGGTTTTCATAATCCTCAAGAGTATCTACTATTGAATTAATTATGTGATTTTTAAAGTGTGTTGTATCCATTGTTTTATTTTGTTTTATTGGTTTAGTTTTTAAAAGGGGTTTTTACACCCCTATTGTTAATTATAATTTTTTTGCTTGATTTAATTTTCTATTTGTTTTAATCATTTCTTTTGCAAAAAGCCTTAACTCTGCTTCATTATCTCTTAAGTTGGTTTCATCTTCTGATGATTTATTTAACCATTTGCAAAGTTTCATTAGTTCATCTGTTGAGTGTTCGCTTGTTACTCTTAAACTTAAGCCAGTAGATGACATTAAAAAAACTGCTTTTAAATCTAAAGCTTTGCTCTCTAATTTCAATTCCAAATTAGCTAAATCAACAGTTGATAATTTTGTAATTTCTTTTAATTTAATAGTTGCATTCATTTTGTTTTGTTTTTAGTTAATAATTATAATCAAATATATAAAACTAATATAAATAAGTAGAAATGTAAATGTTAAAATTTTGTTAAAATTATGTTAAAATTTTATACACCTTTAATATTACGTGCGCACACGTATACAAAATATATTTGACACTACAAAAATATTTTATGCTTTTCTACTGGCTTAATTTGTTTTTATAATTGTGTAAAAATATAGATATTATTTAGAATAAATCTAAATAGAAAAGAGGGGGGATAATATTAAACGACCCCCATAATGTTAAACAGGGGATAATGTTAAACAAGGCATAATATTAAACAGACCCCATAATGTTAAACACCTTAATGTTAAACAAATTATCGGATAACATATTTTCCAGAATTGACTCCTTGAATTAAATATTGTAAAGAATATCTTATTGCATCTATAAAGTGATTGTACTTGTCTATTGGCTTCTCTCCTTTATCGTGCCATACATAGTTGTTTAGCTCTCGTATAATACCACTAGAGTTTCTCTCTACTATAATCTCATAATCTTGCATTAAAGCAATACCAGATAGTATACTACCCTTCTTCTTAATAGTAGGTCTTATGTTTAGTCCTGTGTTTCTTAATTCATTTATAAGTCTAGGTTCTGCACTATCACATATTATTAAATCTGCTGCACATTCCTGTCTATTCCTAAATGCTATGTCAGAAGTAGATAAACCAGTCTTTCCGTATATTTCTTTAACATATACCTTTCTAACCTCTTTGTCAATAGAAACCTTTACAAGTGTTGTCATATCCATAGAGAAACCAAAATCTTGACCATAACAGGTTAATTCTGTCTGTGCAAACTCTCCTACTTTCCAATTCCTTATAATTGTTCCTTCAGCTTTCTCCATCCAACCACCTAAGATAACGTGCTCAAACTTAGAAGGGTTTCTTCTCTTCATCTCATATAACTGTGTTAAGAATGAGTCTGATAGATTATCTTTATTATCTTCGTATGTAGTATGTATATAAGTAGCATCATCCTTTATACCGTTAAAACCACCTTTTATACTTTTATATAAAAAATACCTTTGATATATCCAATGCTCTTTTGTAGCAGGGTTTAATATTAAAATACATCTATTCTGTTTATTCTGTGAACGTATAGAAAAGTCTATCTTGTTAAACACATCTTCTTCCATAAGCTCTTCTGCTTCATCTACAACAAACGTTGTAACGCCATTTAAGGACTTTAGAGCGGCTGTTTGGTTACCAGAGGATGTTCGTATACCTTTAAACATTATAGAGCTTCCTGTCTTAAGATTTATAATCTCATCTTTAGTTATCCTAAAATCACTATGTACATTCATAAGGTCTATCTTCTCAATAAACTCAGGAATAATAGAGGTGTTAGCTGATGTTAAAGTATATCTAGTAAACAATACTTTATGCCCTTCTTCATACGTTAGGTTAAGTAGAAACAAAGCTACACCAAATGATTTACCTGAACCTCTACCACCAGTTACAATATAGTATCTGCTTTTAGATTGAAACAGAGGAATGTATTTACTATGTAGATTTATATTACTATTCATCGTCTGGAGTTACATCTATTGTATCTTCTATGTTTTGTATATCTTTATTGTTAAAGAAATTTATTACAGGTACTTGTACCTTGTTAGACTTCTTAGCATCATTTATACTATCAGAAGGTTTACCATAAGCATACTCTAGTAATAGCTTCATGTGAGTAAAGTTATTCTTAGCTAAACTTGCTAGGTGTTTAAACGCTTCTTTCTCGCTACCAAATACATCTTTCATAGCTGAGGTAGCATAAGATGCTATCCTGTCTCTCTTAGCTTTATTCTGTCTAGCCGAAGGTAATTTGTTTGTAGTAGATATAGGTTTCGGTGCAAGTCTCTTATTATGTTTCCTACCATCTGTAGGTTTTATCTCTTGTGATTTATTCTTTTTTGCTCTAGCCATAATATGATAACGATTATTTAGTATTATGTTTTTTGTATAGCTTTAAGTATATATCTGTAATACCTTGATGTATAGTTGTTTTAGTATATACATCTTCAATAAATACTTTCTTTACTCCTTTCTCTATAACTATATTATAATCCTTATTGTTTTTAGTTACAGGGTATATAACAAAGTCATTCTTAAAACACCATCTTAAAGCTTTCTGCCTTAGGTTCTCTAAGTACATTAATCTGTATAATCATTAACTAAGACATACATCTGGTCATAGTTATGTTTCTTATAACAAGCTACACAAAATCCTTTGTCGCTTACTTCTACTTCCTTAATAACTTCTTTTGTTATTATTTCTGGATTACCTTGACCTAGCTTAAAAAAAGAGTAACATAATCCTATTACTAATAAAGCTAATTTAATTGTTTCTTTCTTGTTCATCTTAATATGTTTTTAGCATTTGTACCATAGCATTTATTCTAAGCTTTGCTACATCTATTTGTTGTTCAGGTATTTGTCTTATCATATCTACTAACTCTGCATCATCAGGAGCTTTTGTTGATTCAAGTAAAGCTTCATAATCTTCTTTAAGTCTTATGTATTTCTCTTGTATATCTTCTATAGGGTCAGGAGATTTAAGTATCTTATACATTGAACTATACTTATACTCATGCTTCATTATTAAAGGGAATGTATTCCTTAGAGAGTATATTACATTACAATGACTCATTCCTAAAGTATCTGATATTTTATGTAAACTAAGCTCTGTGTTCTCTCTACATAATTTAAAGTAAATTGCTCTACAATAAACTAATTCTCTTCTTCTACCTTTAGAGTCTAGCTTTAATCCTGTTCTTTGTTCTATTGCTTCTTTAATCTCTTGTGTTGTTTTCATCTTCGTTTATAATTTTTATTCTGTTTAATTGTTCGTACTCATTTAATTGTTTTGTTATTGAAACTAGTGAGTTAAATTTAGAATATTCCATTGCTTTATTTATTCCAGCACATTCTAAATACATTTCTCTTTCTTCGTATTCCTTTAACATTATTTCTATATCTTCATATAGAGTCCCTTGTTCTATCTCATACAAGGTTAGCATAAAATACTCATTAATGGTTTTGTTTGATAAACCTTCATTCATTCAGTTCTTAACTTTAGTAAGTTGTAACATTGTATGTATTTTAACTTAGCTTTGCTCTTGTATATTGTTGTGAATAATTCATATACTTTCTTAGTAAATTGATAATGACTTGTACAATCTTTTAGCAATTTCTCAGCATACTTCTTACCATACCCTTTGCAGTAGTTTACATTGTCTATACTATCTCCTATAATCATTTGCTCATAAAAGTTATACAAAGCTTCTACAGGTTCTATATCATATACACATCTATGTTTATAGTGATAGTTGTATATTAAAGCTGGTAGTTGTTTATAGTCTTTATCTATAGAAACTATAATCACAGTATCTCTACCATCTTCTTCTGCTATACTGTTCCAATAAGTAGCAACTAAATCATCTGTCTCTAAACTATATTTACTTACACTATTATAAGTTTGTGTTACATAATCATGTAGATGTGTTAAAACACTAGGTATTCCTGAAGACTTTCTATTAGCTTTGTAGTTGGTATCTAGTATCTTTCTAAAGTTACCCTTACTATTGTTAAAGGTTATTACTTCTGATATATCATATATTTCATTCAAATCGTATATTATGTTTGTAAAGGAATCATTATACTTTTCTATAGCTAAATCAATATCCTCTTCGACACCATAAGATGATGCCCATACTAAACTATCTGCATCAAACAATGCTACCATACTTCTTCTAGGTTTTTAACTGCTTCTTCTTCTAGTTCTTCTATAATGTTTTGCTGAAGTATATCTATAATGTCCTGTCCTCCAGATAACACTTGATGACAATTAAAATCACTACTGATATCTGGGTGCATATAACTACCATCTTGTCCTTTTTGATAGTCTCCTACAAGAACTAAGACTATGTTATCGTATTCAACTGTTACTTCTTTTTTCATATTGCTTTTGTTTTATTGTTTATGTCTGCAATATAATATAATTATTTTAATTATCAAACATTAATTTACTTATATTCCAATTAAAGCCTAATTTATTTAAAACAGTAATCAAAGGTTCGTTATCTACTTTAGACCACTTACCCTTGTAATAACAACCATTAACAAAGCATTTAACTAAAGGAATGTCTCTGGTATCATCTAAGTAATTATGAGTTACATATAAAGCAATACCTTTGTCTGTATGCCAACTATCACATATTCTCTCTAACAGGAGTCTTTGTCCTGTAGGAATAGAGTTACCAGCTCTTTTAACTTCCATTAATATTAAAGCCTTGTTATCAAACTCTAAAACAGCATCTATATCAGAAGGATGTATCTTACCGTTCTGTACTCCTGTAAAGTCTAAACCTTGCTTTGTCTGATTGCTATTTCTTATTAAACTCATCTGTTTCTATTGTGCTGGTCTATATACCATTGCTCATCTCTTTTGTTAGAGTTTTCTAATTCTTTTTGTAAGTTAGCTAAAGCTCTCCAAGCTACCTTAGCCGAATGCCTAACACCATCTGAGTCTATCTTACCTGCTTCTACTAAATGTCTCGCTAAAGCATCTAATTCATCTGTACTCTTGTTTCTATCCCAATGTAAAGGCTTATCAGGATGGTGTTGTTGGTTTCCTATTAAAGAAACTCTAGCAACTTCTGCTACAGCATCAGGAAAGTATTTAATGAGTCCTGTGTATATAGGTATTTTTTTTCTCTCTTGACTATCTGTTGGTAAGCTACCAACTAACTCTTCGTATTTCTTTAGGCTATCACTCATTACTTTCTTCTTCTTTAAATAGTTCTTTTTCTAGTTTATTTAATCTTTCAGTCATACTTACGTTTGTTAAATACAACTGACTTAGTACTCTTTCCATTCTACCCATTCTCTGTGAAATGGTATGCTTCTTATTCTTTAACATATTATAAATTCATTAGTTCGTTAATTGCTGTATGTCCTCCTATAACTACTCCACAACCAATAGCTGGTTTCTTCCCAGCTTTAGCATAAGCAAAGGCATACTTCTCGTGGTCTATACCACAACCTACCTGCGTGCCGAAGACTCTAAACTTTGCACCTACAGTCCACTCTGTGTAACATTGTGTATGTAAGTGACCTTGTACAGTAGACATCATATCTGCCTTAGACTTTGTTCTAGCAGTTCCTCCTTCTCCATGTATATATTGAACATTATCAATAACAACTCTTTCTATAAAGTTCCATTTAGGAGTGTTAAGTACTTCATTATAATCTCTTACCCATCTACTCGGTATACCTCCTGTTTGTGCCTTCCTTGCTATAATCCTATCGTGATTACCAATAGTTACATCTGCTTTAGGAAACGCTCTATACCACCTGCCTATTCTCTTTATAGCTAAGTCAAGTTCATCTCCTCCACCCATACCATCTGCTGATGCTTCATGATATGATGAATAGTGATTATCTATAACATCTCCAATAAAAACGACTCTATTACAATTATATTTAGAATAAACATCCTTACAATGTTGAAGGTAAGAATCTAAACAAAATGGCTCGTGTAAATCTCCTATAACTAAAACTCTAGTTTCTGGCTTAGTTATATTTAAGAATGCCTTAAGTTTATTACCTTTTAATCTTGGTCTAAAGTCTTTCATACTAATTATTATGATACTCGTTAAACAATAGTTTTAATTCGTGTATAACTGTTTTGATGCAAGAAGAACAAGATGTTCTTTTCTGGCTCATATTATATACTCTGTTATATATAGTAAACAATAATATTTGGTCTTGTGTAGTTACTACGTTTCTTTCTTCACTAAACCAATGCTCTAATGTAAAGTACTCCTCTTCTGTTAAACATTCTACATTTCTTTGAGAGAAGAACCTTATCTTATTTAAAGCTTCCTTTCTTTCATCACATCCACAATCATCTCCAAAGATAGACTTAACTGCTTTCTTTATTCCTGTAGCTTCTGTTATCTTCTCTACTACATCTCCTAAACCAACACCATTATCAGAATCAAATGATGCTTTCCACTTCTTGTACTCTTTAGTTCTCTTGTCTAACTTCTCGTAATAATCTTTATTTTTCTCCATAGTATTATATTTTATCGTAATCTTTATTGTAAAAATCTTCTACATCTTCCATAAACTTGTCTTTTATTATCTCTCTATAGTTTCTTATAGAGTTATATAAACTTGACCTACCTATACCTAATTCTTTCACTAGCTTGTCTAATGATAAACCTGTAGTAAAATATGCTATACATAAGTTCTTGTTATAGAAATCCCAGCTATTTATTTCATCTAGTATCTTATTATATATTTTAGTAAACGCTTCTTGTTGCTCTAAATCAACTCCAGAATATATACTACTAGACTCATACATATTATTCGCTTCATCATTTTCTAGTATCTCGAAGAACTGATATCTGTTTTTAGCTCTTTTATAATCAAAATACATTGACTTTAATGTTAAATATATATAGAACCTGTTTGCTGATTCATCATTATACATTACGTTCTTTCCTCCTTCAATAAGTCTATGAACTTTAAGATACATTTCTTGCACTATATCTTCTGCTATACTAGGATTACATCCTAAGTTAATTACCATCTTCACCCATAGCTTGTGACTCTTGGCTATCTTTTCTAAATCGCTCATCTATACATTTTATAAAAACTTCCACTCTTGGATTCTCTCCATCTAATTCTGTCGGCAAAATAATCTCTGTTTTTATGTTTTCATCGTCATCATCTGTCCAGCAACCTAATTCTGTAATAGCATCCATCAAATACTTTGAAGTAACACTAATTACATTCATTTTATCTAAACGTCTTTTAGAAGCTTTATAGACCTTATAAGTGACCTCTACAGGTGTTTGTATGGTCAGTCCTTCAATCTGCTCTCTAACAGCGTTTAAATAAGCCTTTTTAGCCTGATTGTTTATTATATGATGTAAGTTTCGGTAAGTATTAAGATTTATTGCTATTCTCTTATCTTTACTTTTAACTCTTGGTAAATAAACTGCTAAAGGGCAAATTAATTTAATCATACTATTTCGTTATCTATTTGCTGTATTAGGTAACGTAAATCTTCTTTACTAAACTTTCCCTCAATACTTTCTTTGTATGTAGAGAGTTTTAAGTTATAGTATTCTGTTTGTTCTTCTAATCGTTTTATTTTAACATCTATATTCATATTATATCTTTTTATATTTAATTCCTAATCCTTGTAAATGGTCATAAACATTACCAACTACCTCTGGCAATCCTATGTCATTAATCTTAAAGCTAAACGTCTCAAATGAGTAACCTCTACTTCTTTTGCATTTAACCGTTACTTGCTCTGTATGAACAGTATTTAATTCTAATTCTATCTGGCTCTCACATTTTTTCTCTAATAAAGAACCAAGATGACCTGTTGGCTTAGAACTTCCAAAGTTACTATGTATAACTGTAATTATGTGACAGTCAAACTTAGCACTCCATTCCATAATCTTTTGTACTACTTTATTACTTTCCTCTAAGTTGTTTACATCACTAACTAAATCAGCAATACCATCTATAATTACTAAACCTACTTTACCTTTTTCAATCTTATGTCTTAAGTAGTATTCTATAAAGTCTAATCTAGTTTTATATCCTACTGTTCTTAAACCAAATGTATGGTAGCAACCAACATCTTTACCATCATTCATATCTAAGACTCTCTTAAATACTCTTTGTGAATGCCACTTACCTTGCTCAGTATCAAAATGTATTAAACATCTATCTTCTTTATGACCTTGTATATCTCCTCCAAATCTATTTTTACCTGATAAGTAAACAGATGCCAGTAGGCTAATAAAGAACGTTTTCTTTGTCTTAGGTGGAGCTTGTACAAAACTAAAGTTCCCATATGTACCTATAGGTATAGGATACGTTTTAAGACCTGATTTTGTATTTATAGTATGTTCCCCTAAAGACAATGCTACAGGTGGATAAGAAATAATCTCTGTAGTATCTACAAAGCATTCCTTTTCAATCTGTTGCATAAACATATTATTAATTGTTTCTTGTTCTGTCATTGTTTGTTTTTGTTTATAATAAAAAAGGGAGGGCTTTTACACCCTCCCCAAATATTAAAATGGTAAGTCGTCACTCGCTGATACAACTTCCTTTTGAGCCTTTTTAGGCTCATCATCCCTCACTACAGCAGTACATTTTCCGTCTGTCCATACTACCTTACCATTTCCTATGTAGTTTCTGGTCTTCTTAGCGTCTCTCTCTTCTTTCGTTTGAGAGTCATAAGCTGACACATTACTTCCATAGTCGTTAGTTTCATCATTAACACTTACTGTAAAATTATAGTAAGTTCCTTTTTTACCTTTTACGAATTTCTCCTTAGGTAAGTTTTCTAAGTTTACACTTAAATTGATAATTGCACTCATAATATATATATATTTATTTAATTAATAATTCTTTAGTTTCTTTAGCTAATTTATATTTAGCTTCTATTTGTTCTACACTTCCTCCACCTTTAATAAAGTCTTTAGCTTTGTTAAACTCTGGAGTGTTAACATTTAGCCATTTCTTGTCTTTACCATGTGTGTTAGTAGCATCTGCATCTTTAGTATCGTCAATAAGTAGTAAACCATTTAAAGCATACTTTCTTGCATAAGAACTTGACGAACCAAATGATTGTGCTATGTCCATACCTTTTCTGTTAGGGTCAATACCTGCTTGTGCAGTTACTTCTATCTTGCCCTCTCCATCAAAGAATACTGCTCTAGCTTCCACATAAGGAATACCTGCTACTTCTTTAATAGTGTCTGTTACCATAATAGATACGTCTTCAGCTACAAGGTGTGGCTTTACTGCTTCTAAAATGTCTTCACAACTTCTGTAGTTATACTTACCGAAGTTATTTCTTTGATTCTTTGGTGCTTTCAACTTTGATTGAATAGCGATTAATTTTTGTGTTATCATATTGTTTTTTATTTATTAATTGTTGCAATATAGTAATTTATATTTAATTATACAAACTATATAAAGATTTTCTTATTTGTTTCATATCTCATCTGAGATAAAGCTAATTCTAACTCTCTGTTTTCTATATGCATAGAGTTTGCATAAAAGTATATTTCATTTAATGCTCTTATATACTTGTCAGATTCTTTAGGTTTATTTTTACTAAACTCTAATAGTAGCTCTCCTAACATATTAAAGTTATTATAGAAATTAATCTCTTGCATTGTCCTTAAGTATTTCTTGTTGAACAATTCTTTTATAATCTTCTGGACAATCTTTGTCACATAACTCAAATATAAAAGTTGTTAATCTTGTTATTTCTTGTTCTAATTCTTTGTTCTTATTCATTAGCACACTATTACTTTGTGTTAACCAATCTACTAAACTATTTATTGTGTTCATAATTATCTGTTTTCTCTTTCTTTGTTAAATACTAATTCGTTTTTTCTGTGTGTTTTAAATCCTGTTATTGGATTGTACTTGTAATCCCAATATCTAAATGGAATAAATCTTCTACTTTGTTTTATCATACTTTGTGTTTTATTATTTATTATGATGCAATATATATATAAATATTGAATAAACAAAAAAAAGAGGTAGAATAAAATCCTACCTCTCTAAAAACAAAAAAACAAAACAAGGGTCTACCAAAGATATAGACCTCTTTCTTTCAAGTCATCAGTATCATAATAAACTACATCATTCGATACAGCTATTCTAGATACTCCTTCTAATATTAATAATCTTATTAAATCCATTCTTTTCTTAGGATTTAGTACTCTAAGCTTTATAGCTTTTCCTATTCTATGTGAGTTGTTAGTTGCTAAAGATAGTTTGTTAGCATAACTAGGCGAAGTATAACCTAATAATATATCAAAGTTTCTTCTAGTCTTTTTGACTATCTTATCTAATATATATACTGGTTGTCTTTCCATAAACTTATATCCACTACCTATTTCATCAGGAGAATCAAATAAACTCCATTGTAAATAATCTAAACCTTCTATGTCTAAATTGTTATCCACATTCAAATATAAGAATATATAACGTTACTTTAAAATAAAGATATTAATAATTGTTAATAAAATAGATTGACTTTCTAATTTATTTTATATAACTTCGTCAATATAATGAAGTATATAAGTTTTTTATGTTTGTGATGGAATCTAAAAATGGAATCACAAATCACAATATTTTATAAGTTACTATAAATACAGGATAAGTGTGTTCTATTACTTAATAGACTTAAATTTTTCTACACCTCGAGAACCGAAGTATGCTACATAAACGGTTATTAACAGAGATTTAAGCAAATCTACCCAACCAGTATTTACCTCAAAGGTAATGTTAAAGCTATCTAATAATATTAAACATACCATAGAAACAGTTAAGAATATAAGTGTCATAGGTCTAGTATTCTTACTTAACCAACTATCACTTGTCATATCACTATTCCAACGCTTAGATATCTCTTGCATCTCTACCATATCCATTTCTAGTAGTTTTAAAGCCTTTTCTTTATCTTCTGGTGGTAATGAGTCATCTTTGTCTATAAGTCCTTTAACAAGCCCTAAAACACCGTTATTAGGCAATACATCGCCAATAGTGTTCACAATGCCTGAACCGTTGTTTAGTAAGAACTGTCCTACCTTAGTATCTTTAAACTTCTTCTTCATTGTTCCATTTAAAGTGTAAACAGATAAATACTAAATATACATTTAGTTCTGTATGGTCTTCCTCATCTAATGCTGGGTAGTATTCCCAACCAAACATTAAACCTCTTTCAATTAAATTACTAAATCCTATTATCATAACTTATTTTTTTGAATAATCCCAACGAGCTTTAGTTCCTCGTATATCATAATGAACAAAAGAAGAATATATTCCAAGACCTCCTTGTAACATATCTCCCTTACCAATTAACTCTTCTATTATTTTAGATACTTCAATAGGTGTCATACCTTTAATAACTATATCTGCTGCTCTACCCATTATATGCTGTGAGTTTTTAACTCCACCAATAGAAGTATTATACTCCTCACTTCTCCATGCAGAGTTAACTTGAATAGGCTTACCTATATAATCTCTTAAAGTCTGTAACTGGTTAGCAACCTTTACCATATTATGATAAACATTTATAGGCATCTCGCTACCATCATTACAATCAAACTCTTCTTTGCTAAAGTTCTTTGTCATCTATTATATTTTAAAGTTAATACCAGCTTTAATTACTTTTATTTCTCTATCCCAATATCTTTGCATAGTGATTTCACTAAATAGTCCTAGTTTCTTACTTAGTCTAATACCAAATACACCACCAAAAGAATAGTCTAACCAATTGTCTTCTCCTATAAAGTTTCCGTATGAATATCTTTCATCTCCTTGTAATAGTTTGTGATGAGGTAAAGCATTAGCGTAAGCGTGTACCCAAAAGTTCTTTCTATAATGATAGAAGTCTAAACCTATCACACTTGATAAATCTGCAAAGTTTCCTATAAGTGCTAATTGCTCTGCATTGTATCTGTTTACTAATTGTCCGTATATGTTGTTACGATAGTCTAAATCAGAGTTGCTTAATAAAGTACCCTCTGCATCATACCAAAAGTAATTATATCCTGTTTGTCCAGTAGATAGGTTTTCCCAACTATACGCTTGGTCTGTATGACCATAATTATAGCTTAAATTCCACCAAGCATTCTCCTCTAAATACTTTTGTATTGGGTTATGACCATAAGCTTTATCGTATGTTCTGTACATTCCACCTATAGATATAGATAGTTTCTTGCCAAGTGGTATTCTAAAGCGTAAATCAGCAGATTTATAATTTATATCTACTAACTCGTTTTTGTTAGCTTCTGCCTTTACAAGCCACCATTTAGCTAAATAACGTACAAAGAACTGTTTATTGTTAAACTCTCTACCTTGTTGTCTACCTTCTTGGTATTCAAACAAGTATTCTAATCCTTTTACGTTTCCTATGTTAGAATTTAAAGAATTGTTTTGTTCTTCTCCATCATAGAATCTTTCTTTATCTTCATAACCAAAATGTGCTAGTTTTCTAAAGCCAAATGTTTTTATCTCGTCTGCTGGGTTTCTTTGTGTTGTTTCTATTAACTCACTTGATTGAGTGACATAAAATGTCTTATCTCCTTGTATAGAGTTGCTTTGACTGTATGCTCCATATAAAGTAGCGTATTTAAAAACATCTTTAAATATATCTGCTTGAACATTAATTGTAAATAAAAGTAGTAGTAAGTATCTCATAGTTTAAAATTTGTCTTGTAGTAAGTTATCAATATGTTCTTGGATTCTTTCTGTTGTGCTTTCTGGTAGTTTCATAGATATACCAGCTTCTATTTTCTCTATTAGTTCTCCATTGTTATAAAGACAAAGAGTAGGTAAGAAAATAATCTTGTCGTTTGCGTGGATTTCTTTACTTTTACTTAAATAAAAAGTATTGATGTTATGCTCTCTAAAAGGCTTCAAAGAGAAATCATCATTCTTTATAAACTCGGCAGTATATAAAACAACACTAATGTCGTCTTTATAAGACTGACTATGAGTTACAGAAAATACAAATAGGGCAATCGCTACACATAATTTATTTTTTAGATATTTCATATAATCTTTCATCCATTTTATTCAGATGTTCTTTTATTTCTTTAACATCATCCTTGATGGTATTCATATCATTAATGGCATTCTCTAAAGTTTTTCTTGTAAGTTCGTCCTTGTAAGAAAATTCTATTTTAGAAACCTCAGCTTCTGGTAACTCCATTGCTAAAGCTATATCAGACTTTAATGTAAAATAGGTAGTAGCTAAACTAACTGTAAAGCCTACTATCATACCTATTGTCTTTAGGTCTAAAGTTACGTTTGTGTCTTCTCCTATCTTATTCATTACATTTTATTACCTTGATATGTTACACCAAAGAATCCGTGAACTCCTTCATCTTCTAAATCTAATGCTTTAGACTTCCATCCGTGAGGGTGGTCTACTGAAGTTACTGCAGCTTCTACTACCATACCATCTTTATCTAAAACAGCTTCCTTTACTACTGTTGTTATTTCTGGTTCGTTCCATAGTACATCAACAGAATATTTGTCTGATAATACTGGAGCTTTAGTTTCTTTTCCTTCTTCATCATACTCTCCTTGTTCTAAAACTATAAAGCCTAGCTTAACAATAGTGTGTTTATGTGAAGGATGTTTTTTACCATCTTCATCAGTTGAATGAGGTAAAGCTGCTATTTTTAATTCTGCTGCTTCTTGTGAGTCAAATTCGTATTTACTAATTTTCATATTTATTTACTTTTGTTATTATTATAGATGTAATTGTTACACTTGTGTTAATGCTGCTAATTCGCTATTTGATAATCTTGTGTTGTAAATTTGGGCTTGATTTACACTTTCTTTTACAACCATATTTAAAGATGTTACAGTATTACCCAACATTACGCGGTCAACCGAAGGTATAGTTCCGCTTGTACTTACTGATTTTTGAATTCCGTTAGCATAAAAAGCAAAGTCATTTTGTTTGTAAGCTAAAGCTAATTTGTATCTTGTTCCAACAACACCAGTAAAAGTGCTGTCAAATTGATTTGTCGTGTTGTTTACATAACCTCTAATATCTCCGTTTGTCATTCCAACAAATATCCAATAGTTAGTACTATTACCTCGACTAAGTAGAAACCTAAAATCTAAATTTCCGTCAACTGAATTCAAAACAAAATCTAAAAATATTGTGCCCTCTGTTTGTCCTATAACACCATCTGGAGGAGTTTGACTACAAGCATCAGCAACCCTCGTTACAGTACTTCCAGATGTAGGAATATACGATGTAGGGTAACTGCCTTCCTCTACTTGAGTTCCCCAAATATAAGTTTGACTTCCAATAGTAGATGAATTATTATTATTTCCGTCTGAATTGTTTATGTATATATAATTTGTATCTGCTCCAAATGTTATTTTAGCAGAACATCTATACCAACCATTTCCGTAGTTTTCTATTTTTTCGTTTGACCAAGCACCTCCACTTATTCCTAATGTACCATCGTTAATATTAAACCAAGTTCCATTAACACCACTAACACTTCCTATATTATAGAAATATATGTAATCGTTTGTGATTTTTTTTGCAAAACAAGATACTGTTAAAGTTTTGCTATCCCACGCACTTGACTCACTTTTGTTTATACTTTTAAACGTACCCGTGCTTGTTGTATTTAAAATATTAGAGAAAGTATTGCCAGTAGGATTTTTAACGTTATTATCTGCTATTAAACTTGCACCTTGTAAACCCCAATAACCAGTAAAAGTTTCTGATTGACCGACATAGTTTAATCTCTGAGGTTCTAACAATAAAGCACCTTTAGTATTTCCTTGAAAGTCTATTCTTGGTATTCCACTACCTACTGTTTCTATTAAACCAGATTGATTAACTACTGTTCCACTTGATGCTCTTGTAAAGTCAAATGGTAGAGGTTTAAAGTTAGCGTTCTCGTCATTATACGCAAGAGCTGTTCCGTTACCAGTTGCCCATTGTCCATTACCAAATTTTAATGTATTAGCCATTGTATATTATGTTTAAATTTAATTCGTTTACCATAGACACCCAGTTTCTGTATGATGTTAATGTTTCTAGTTCTAGGTCTGTTAGTGCTGTATCGTAGTAGCCAAGTTCTTTTGTTTTTCCGTAGAAAGGGTTTACTGTTGTTTGTTCAAAGAAACTTAAATACTTTAAATTAGAACTAAAAGTAAAAGAATTTGTTTTATTAACAACTTCAAAACCATTTACAAAAACGCTTTGTTGACCACTTTTATATTTAAAAGCAATCTTGCTTACATTAATATCTTTAACAATTAATTCCTGCCAAAGACTACTGCTATTTGCTTTTAATTGAAAATAAAATTTATTAACAGCAGAATTGTTATAACCTAATGTAACTCTATTATTGTTAGTTCCATCGCTTATACTTATTAACTTATATATTTGACTATCGCCTAAAGAACTAATATCAGCAAACAATACTCCCTCACTATCATTAAACACTTCACTATTACCAGATTTATTACAAGTCTCTGCTGCTCTTGTTACTGATGAGCCAGATGTTGGTATGTAAGATGTAGAATAAGATAAGGCTTCAACTTGTCCACCCCATACATATATAGAATCTCCATTATTAGTTATTCTTACCCTTAATCTTGGATTTATACTAGTGTTTGTTAGCGTAGTTTCTACTCTTTGCCATTCATTGTTTGCTGTAAATGTAACAACATTAGCTCCAGCAAAATCAATTTGTCCACTAACATCGTTTCCATTTGCAGATTTTACATAAATTGATTGAGTTACTACTGTGCCAGTACTACCAACTACGTCTTCAATTCTTGCATCATCAGCAGTAGCTGTCATTAAATCAGCATTTAAAGTTCCATCTGGACTTATTGATTGATTTGCTGAAATTGTGCAATTTGTTTTAACCCAATCGCTTTGACTAAAATCCTCACTATAAGGTATTATGTTTGTAGAAACTGGCTCTAACAAAAGAACACCATCAGCACTATCTGTATAGTCTATTCTTGCTATATCTTGCCCCATTGTTTCTATTAGACCATCTTTGTTTACTCTTGTTCCAGTACTTGCTCTTGAGAAAGTAAAAGGCAAAGGCTTATAGTTGTTATTGATGTCGTTGTATGCCAGTACAGATTCTTCTTTAGCTGCCCATACTTTATTTCCAAATTTTAGTGTTTGTGCCATTAGTAATTTGTATATAATTGAGATGTAATCATTTCTTGTAATGATGTCCAACTTGTTAGTGTTTCTAATTGTGCGTCTGTTAATGCTGAATCAAAGTATTGTAGTTCTCTAGTTTTTCCGTAGACATCGTTGTTAGTAGTAAAATCAAATTCAAGTTTGTCCAAACCACTTAAAGACAAGGTATTAGTTCTTGTAACTAATTCTACACCATTAAACCATAAAGCAATATCGCCTGATTTATATTTTATTGCAACCTTATTAAATTCTTTAGCATTATTGATATTTGTGGGTACACTAACTGTACCAGATGGATTAAGAATATCAAAAGCAATTCTATTACCATTATAATATAAAATTAATGCATTCGATGTTGGCGAAGATGTTTTGTATATTGATATTGCTTTAGAATTTGTTGCAAAATCAAAAACACTAAACTCTGCCATCAACACACCTTCTGAATCGTTAAACGTAGATGCGTTTCCAGAGCCAGTAGCAGATTCTGCTGCACGAGTAATTGCTGCTCCATTAGTAGGAATGTAACTTGTTGGGTAAGAGCCTTCTTCTAATTGTGCGCCCCAAATTGAAATGCCATTAACTCCATTGCCAGTAGTTATCGTACTGTCAGTTGGAATGTTACGAATATTAAGGTTAGTATCTGTATTAGTTGTAAAAGTTAAATTTAATCTATAAAATCCATTGCCATAATTATCAATAGATGTAGAAGCTCCACTAAAATTACCAGCAGATAATGCAGCAATTTTTACAATTCCATCTGCAAGTGAAAAAGTAGCTGAAGCATTATTTGAAATGCTATTTCCTTGAGCAATAATAAGAATTTCATTTAAACCATTTTCTTTTACGAATACTGAATAAGTGTATTCTATTGCACTCGCAGCTTTTGATAAGTAAAAAAGGGCATAGTTACTAATGCTTGATAAATCTGTGCTATTATTTGGAATAAGCTTATCAGCATTTAAACCTCCATTTGGCGATGTTGATACATCTGTATTTACAGTTGTATTTGATTTTGTCCAAGAAGCATTGCTGAAATCTTCACTATAAGTAACAAGATTAGTCCTAGCTGGTTCTAATATATGAATGAGGACAATTAACTACTTTACCATTTAATAAGTCGTAGTTTAGTCTTGATTTGCCACTTGCTACTTCTTCTATTAGTCCAGTTGGTGCTATTCTAGTAGCCGAGCTTCCTCTAGCGAAAGTAAAAGTCTCCTACTCCATCTGATGGAAGTACAGAGTAAAACTTAGTGCCTTGTGCTGCTGGTATTAATGCTAATTTTGGTTTTGCCATTGTCTTAGTTATTTAAATCTTGTAATGCTGTTGTGTGTATCCAATCTGCTAAACATTTAACTGCTTCAACTTCTTGTCTCTCATTCATCTTTATTTGTGAACCAAAGAAATCAGGGTCAGTACCTGCTGTACTTGCAGTATCTATTGCATTTCCCCACCAAGTTGTATTATATATTTCGTTAGCCATTACTTTTTTGTTTTATAATTATATTTTACTTTTGCGTTCAGCGTGTTTGTTTGTGTCCACATCATTTTCTTGTTTCTTTAAATACTGCTTTAGTTTCTCAACATTTACCTTTTTAGGTTTATACATTCTCTCTCTCATATTATAAAACCCATCCATGAAAGTTAACATCTTTGTCTGGGTACATATCATCATTACTATTAGAAGTATATTCTGGATATAATGTACTGTTATAAGACATATAATCTAAAAACCTTCTTGTATAGAAATCAGCAGTTTCCGATACTCTATTTATTAACATAGCCATTTCATCGTAAGTAACCGTATCTGAGTTCTCACTTCTATGCTTAAATACTCCTCCATTACTTATCTGATACATAGCAAAAGGTAAAAAGTTACTTTGTGCGTACCATATAAGCATCGGCTTTACATAAGTATTTAATAATAATTTATAATCAGAATTAGCTGGTTGGTCTACTGTACCTGCTATGATAATGTCTTGTAATTTCTGATATAACTTTCCTCCTAAATAATTTTGTATATGCGTATCTTGAGCTACTTCAATAAACTGAATTACTTTGTCAGAGTCTAGGTTACCATCTAAGATAGACCTTTTCTTTAAATCTAGTACGCTTATAAATAATGCTTTTGACATAATATTAAATATTTGGATATGCTCCTCCGTTAGCCATATCTGCTGGTCTAGTAGATACCTCTGAAGGGTTTATCGGTTCAACAAATCCATCTTTCAATGCTTCACTCGTGTCTACATCAGTTTCAGGAGATACTCTCTTCTTATATACTCTTAATTCCCAGAAATGTTGACAATTCTTTCCTCCCTTAAATTTAAACAGAGAATAGTTATTACCTTTATGTCCTAACTTTCTGTTTACTCCTTGAAAGCTCATAAGACCTATATCCTCCTTACGGAATACTACATTGTCCTCAGTGAACATTTCCATCTTTTTACAGAAGTCTCTACTGTTAGGAGACTTTCTGTTTGGCATATAAGCATATCTTACTTTAAAGATACCTTTATCTTGCTTAGAATCCTTGTTTGGATTAGCTTCAGCTAAACTAGCTAAATTAAAGTCCTTTTCCGAGTCTTTTACAGCTTCTGAGTGTATTAACTCCCAATCATCCGAGATACGCTCTCCTAGAGGCTCTAATTGGCTTAGAAGGTCATTTCCATCCTCGTCACTAAAGTCATTATTTTCTTTTAATGAAATAGCACTATCATGAGACTCGCAAGGCATATACCATACTTCTCCATCTACTTCGTGTTCGTGATAACCTTTACATCCTTGTTCTAATGCCTTATCTTCTGCTTCTTTTATTGTCTTGTAAACTTCAACTCCATCTATTTTCTTTAGCTTAGTGCTGAAAGTAGTCTTTGAGCTTATTTTCTCTCCTGTTTCCTCTTCTCTCTTCACTTTAGTAGATATGTTATCTAATTGTGTAAATTCTATTGGTTGTAGAGTAATAAAGTAAAGATTTAAGTATATCTTGTTAAAGTTTAGCATATCTTCTAAACCTTCTATAATCTCTTCTTGGAATGGTCTAATAACTATGTTATCCATAAGTACAGAAGCAGTTCTAAGCTCTTCTGCATTATTGCCAAATCCTGTATTGTCTTTTATCCCTAGTAATATAGGAGATACAATACCGTGACCTAACATTATCTTCTCTCTACTCTCATCAGATAAGAACTGATACTGAGCGTGAGCATCTGGTAAATGTATAGGGTCAATATCTGCTTTAGTTTCTATAGACTCGTTAAATGCTAGTATAAATTTACCTGCATTAGACGTTCCACTAAACTTATCGTATATTTTTCTTTCAATTAACTCTTGAGTCTCCTCATTAGGTACTCCATTGTTAAAGTTGATTAATAAAGAAGGCTGTAAACCTTGCTTTATGTTATTTATGTGATAATTACTTACTTCTTCTTCTAAAGAACAGTATTGTAAACATCCATGATAATCAACAGGAGCATAATAATAAAATCCACTTCTATATGGCTTGAATATATATAACTCTACTGTTTCACTCTTTTTACCGTTACCAAATGTAGGTATTCTCTTAGGATTATCACTAGGCTTTATATCTACCCACTTAGGATGATAATAATAAGCTCTAATAACGCCTTTAGCATCACATTTCTCAGCTCTTAGAGTTTCCATAGGGAAATGTAGTATCTTAATGATTTTAGTCTTAGACTTATTGTATACTACTTGCATAGCAGCTTGTCCTAGCATCTTATAATCATTAGAGACTCTCTTTACTTCTCTTGGTCTAACTAATAATTTAAATTTAGCATACATTTCAGGAAATTCCTCGCTATCTGTAGCTTCTATACCTCTACCGTAAATCATATCAACAATACCGTTAATACATCTACTGTTTGTCGGAGAGCCTAAGTATTTCTCTATAAGGCTATCAAAGTAATCATTGTTTTCTCCATAAGAAACCCAATCTTTACCATACACTTCCTTAACCTCTGGTGTTTCATAACCAGATAAGTTTACTACTCTTATAGAATTGTTCTTGTTAGTCATCTAATATCACGTATTCGTTAGAAGGCTCTGCATATTCTGTGTAATCTGAATTACTTATAGAATATCTTCCTTTGTTATTATAAGGAACACTAGCGTCTGGCAGAACAGATACTTTATCTCTGTAAACTAACTTGTTTGTTGAAGTATTGAATATAGTAATAAAATAATCAAAACTTGTTCTTAGTTTATTTGATGTGCTCACTTGAAATGCCAAATAATTATCATACTTAGTACTTTGACTGTTAGTAAAGCTAAAAGTATCATTTGTACTTTCCTCTAAAAACGATATTGTTAAAGAACCAGCAGATGCAACAACAGTTCCATTACCTAGAGTCGTATACGTTACCGAAGTACTTCTAGGAATGATGTTAAACGTCTGTGCACTATCATTATTTGTTATTATCATATTATGATAACGATATTTTTCTTTTTTGTTTTATAATAAAAAAGGGTAAGCTAATGCCTACCCTATTTTTACTAATAATAAACAATATTATTATTCGTTAATCATATTTGATGTTTGTACATCGAATCCTGAAGAACTACCTACAGCAACTAATGTATTTAACACAAATAAAGATGGTAATACTTCTTTTCCTTCGAAAGTAATATTATATCCATTTAAGTCTCCCATTGCACCTCCTGTAGAAGTGTTAACAGAAACTTCACATCCGTTTTGTGCTCCAGCCATTCTAAATTTTCCGTTGTAGTCCTCGATAATTATATGAGGTCTTCCATAAGATAATAATTTTAATTGAATCATTGTTTCAGCATTTTGAGCCTTAAGCACAAAAGAACCTGATTGAGTCCAGAATGAAGTTCCATTGTCTCTGGAATTTTCATTAGTTTCTTCAAATGTATTATTATCTCCTCTTAGTTCAAATTTAAAAACGTCTACAGCAGCAGCTAAAGTTGCCACCGTACCGTTAAATGCAGCGTCGGTTGGAGGTTTTGTACTAGAATCGTCCATACCAGCGTACATAGCGTCAGAGTAATTAGCAATGTAAAGATTTTTAATTCCACCTACGGACTCTTTACACGCTTCTAGTCTCCCTTTTGATAAATCACAAGCCATTTTTTATATGTTTTTTAATAAAAAAGGGCAGGTAGAATATCCCACCTACCCCTTTTATATGTTAGTATTAATTTATATTAAGAATAAAGAACGATGTCAGAACCGATACCGTATTGTACGCCAGCAGTAAATCTCATTACTATTCTTACGTTTTGACTTCCGTCAATGTCAGCCATATCGATAACTTTTACTTCATTGTGGTCAGATAATAAACCTGTACCGAAATATAAGTTAGACTTTTCAGCAGCCATTGCATGATTGTCAGCTAATCCATTAGCAACAAAGATTCTTACGCCATCGAAAGATAATTCTCCTCCGTTGTACCATTGAGTACCTTCGTTCATTGTTCCAGCTCCACCTAAGTTAGAAGCAAATCCACCTAAAGCTCTTACGTAAGCTCTAGCGATGTTTTGCGATACATATAAGTATAAGTCTTCTTTACCGTATAATGAAGAAGGAATTGCATCAACGATAGCTCCTAATTGAGCGATAACATTTGCAGCAGTTACAGTTGCTTTTGCTACGTCAATAACAGTTGAGTCAGCTTTTGCAAGAGTTACAAATCCGTCATACTCTCCAGCGTTAGCGTTAACTCCTCCCCAGATGTTTTGCTCATTCTTTTCAGCTACTTTAGCTACAACGTGAGCTAATAAGTAATCTTGGAAAGTTTTAGGTAATGAATCAAATGCAGAATATCCCATAGATACTGCTTCCCAATCTGAACGGAAATCAGCTTTACATAATTCTAAGTTTACTTGGAATGTTTCTGGTTGGATGATTCTTTCTGTTAAAGTTACAGAAGAAGTTGCAGCGAAGTCACATCCTCCGTTAGCTATAAGTGCTCCTGTAGCTAATTTCTTGATTACTTCTTTAAATTTGATGTTTGGTTTTACTTCGATACCACCTTTTTCGATAGTATTAGCAGATAATAAAGCAGCAGAAATATATTTCCCTGCAAATTCGCCTGCGTAAGTAGATGTAATTGATGTTGTAGTTGCCATAATTAATATTAGTTGTTAAATAATTTGTTAAATACTCTTTGTTTTGTTGTTACTGGTTGTTTCTGAGAAAATAAGTTCATTGTGTTTGAGCTTACTTCAGCTTCAGGAGAATGTGCGATAGACTCTGCTTCTTCAGATAACTCTACTTTGTCAGAGCTTAATTCTTCAGGAACTTCAGATGATTCAACCTCACTCATGTTGTCCATCATTTGGTCGTACATAGCTTTAAATTCAGCTACTACCTTGTTTAATTCTTCTTTGGTAGCGTAAATGCTTTCTTCTTCTACTACTTCTTCAACCACGTCTTCTTCGACTACCTCTTCTTCTAAAGAAGTCTCATCTACTGTTTCTTCAGCAAGTTCTACTTGCTCTTCTACTACTTCTGTTTCTACTTCAGCAGAAAGCTCCTCTTGAACAGGAGTTTCTTCTTCAGCTTCTACAGAAAGTAATACGTTTTTAAATTTGTTGATAATTTCTGTTGCTTTCATAAATAATTATTATAATTTGTTAACGTTTAATAAATAATCTGTTTCATTTTCGGATTATTGTGAGTTGTTTTGATTGGTTAAACTGCCAATTCCTTGAGCCTGTAAACTACCATCACAGCACTTAGTGCTATAGGTATTGTTTTTACATAAACAAGCTCTTTTACTATTCTTTGGGCTATTGCTACTTGGTGTTTTTTTCATTTATCTATTTGTTTTAGTTTGTTTATTGCCCAGTTAATTCCAGAGCTACCACCCCAAGCATCCCACATAATACCTCCACATCCCTCGCTATAAGGAACATCTTTATTTTGTTGGTGTCTTTTAAATGAAGCCATTCTAGCTATTGTTGAACGAGATATATTTTCTCCTGATGCTAATTGATTAGCTCTTGTCCATCCTACTAGAGTTCCACATTCACTACCATTCTCTTCTTTCCATTTTAATGCTCTCTTAGCATTGTTTCTTGCAGCTTGTGGATAATCACTATATGTTTCTAATTCTATTTCTTCTCCCCTAAGCAAAAAGTCCTCTAGCTGAAATAATTTAGCTAATGCTTCAAACTCATCATAGTCCATTTGTTCTTTTACACTTTCATTAGGTCTTTCATCTAGTTTGTCTGTAAAGAATCCTTCTATACTAAATCCTTTTACTTTACCTTCTTTAACAAACTCTTCCCAAATCTGGTCATTATTTACTTTTACAGAAACCATCCAAGTTCCTACTGGTAAGTCAAGATTATACTTAGCTGATTTGTCTTTTTTCTCATCTTCTATTATCCAACTCTCTACAACACTTAGTCCATTTAATTCTACTTCGTGTTCTAATGTTGAGTTATTCTGCTTACCCTTAGTCAAAAACAGCTCAGAAGCTTTTCTTACAGTTTCTTTAGAGAAGAATATATAATACTCTTCTTCTCCGTTATGTCTGTATATCTTCTTGTCTGGTATTAAGGCAGCCCCCATAAGTATGCGTTTCTCAGCATCTACTTCGGCTAACTTAATTTCTTGTGCTTTTAAAGCAATGAAGTCTTCTTCTATTGCAGGGTTTTCCACTATAGATATAGCTTCTATACCAGCAAAATCATTTTCTTCGTCTATAAATAATTCTATAATATTTTCTTCCATAATTTGATAACGTATTTAATGTATTTTGTTTTATATTAGTCTCCTCCTAATGAAGCTCCTGTTGATATTTGTAAGTCTAATTCTTGTTGTGATGTCATCTGACTACTTACTACATAAGCTTGAACAGGTTCTTGGAATTGACTACCTACTGCTTCGGCTAATTGATTAGTTCCTGTAGAACCAACTAAGTTGAAGTCAAATGTCCTATCTCCTCCTACTGTTGCTCCTCCTGTGGTTGTTCCTCCGTTTCTTGTAGGTATCGGTGTGTTTAATATCTTGTTAACATTAGAAAGACCCATAGCTGTTACAAGAGCTGCTTGAGCTATATTCCAAGGACCATAAGGCTCAGCTCCTAATGCAGCTACAGCAGCTTTTCTAGTGCTCATTAAAGTTGCTGCGACAGCAGCGGCTTTACCTATAGCACTACCTTTTTCAGCTATTGAAGCAATAACTTCAAATCCATATTGAACAATATCTAATTTAGCTTCTTCAGTCTTTTCAGTTAATACTAATTTATCATTATTAAATTGAGTTTCTGCATTTAGTTTTTGTTTCAATAAGTCCATGTAAGAGTCACCATCTCTCTTTCTTTCTTTTATTTCCTCATCTAGCCAATATACTTTCTGGTCATATTGAGCCTGAAGTAATACAGCTTCTGCATTTAAAGCGTCAACTCCAGCGTCTTGAGTCATACCAAACGTAAGAGCTTGTATTTCTCCAGCATCAACTGCTTCTTGATATTTTTTAGTAGATTCTCTAGCTATTTCTAATTGAAAATTAAATCTTTTAGATGCTTGAGTCATTGTTAATTCTGTTAAAGCATCTTGATGTTCCTTTTCTGCTTGTAGCTCCATTTTATTAAAAGTAGCTTTTGCTTCTGCTATTTTAGCTTCATTTTCTGTTGTTTTTAAGAAGTTCTCTAGTCTTAACCTTTCTTTCTCTATAAAAGAGTCATGTCTATTTTGTAAGTCTTCTCTTTCATATTTTTGCTTTATTTCTAACTTCTTAAATTCATTCTCCTCAGTAGCTAACTCTTCATCTCTCTGAAACTTTAGTGTTATTTTTGATAAATCAAGTAATCTTTGTTTAAATGACTTTATTGCTTTAGGTTCATCTCTATCATCATCATCTCCAAATATTTTGTTTACTATACCTTCTTCTCCAAATATATCTGTTAATTCTGATACAGCTTCTTTAGCCCTATTTATACTTCTAACTGATGCCGCAGCTAATGCTTCTGGAGAGCCTTGTTCAAATTCATCAAGTTTTCCATAAAACATTTCTATAATACCTCCATCAGCTAAAAACTGCTCTTTAGCTTGTTCATCTGCTTCAATCATCTCAGAAACACTATCTATCATTTCTTTAGAAAACTGTTTTCTAGCTTCTAAAGTTTGTTTAACTACTTTTGCTTGTAATTTCTGAACCTCATCTTGTATTGCATTTGCTAAAGCTAATTCTTCTAAAGCTAGAATTTGTTTCTTAATAGCTTTTGTAGATTCCTCTGTTAATTTACCATTATCATCTATAGATATATTTAAGTCTTTGTACTCATCATTAGCTTTTTTTACAGATTTAGCTAAATCCTCATTAGATATATTACCTCTTTCTACTTGGTTTAGTAATATTTTTAAGTCAGTACCTGCTTTTGCAGCAGATTCTCTAAAATCATCTAATCCTTTCTCAGCACCTCCAGATGTCATTGATATTTTCTCCATTACAGCAATAACAGCTTGTATCGCTAATAAAATACCTAGAGGTCCTAATATAGTTGACCCCACTTGTTTTAAAGCTCCACCAAAACCTATAGCTTGTTTAGTTGTTTCATCAACTTTCCTAGTCATAAACAAGAAGTTAGATGCTAACTGAGAGATGTTGTTCGCCATACCTCTAATTCCATAGTTGGAATCTGATATAGTTCTACCAAGTTCTAATACTGTTGCAGTAGCTCCACCAGTTGCTCCTGAAGCTCCTCCTGCTTTTCCTTTTCCTCCTGTTACAGAAATTTTAGCTAGTTCAGCGTTAAGTTGTTTAGTGCTAAGAGTAACATCGTCCATAGAAGCAATCGCTTGACCACCTTCTACTTTTATTACTATAGTTTTTGTTGTTGATGAGCTTGTTGCCATTATTTATTTCGTTTTATTGCGTTTTTAAATTCTTTCCAATTAGTAGGTGCTAAATATTTACCTTTAGCTATATTTATATCTTCGTCTTTAACATCCCAATCAGATGTTCCTAATAAATCTATTATCTCTCTTATCATTATACTTCGTTTATTAATTCTAATGTAGCCTTACCAGTATTTATATTCATCTGTATTCTGTTTATCTTATAACTTCTACCTGATATAATTAGTTTGTCGTTTAATTGTAGCTTAGTAACTAATCTTAAAGGTAATGTAGCTTCAAACTTAGATAATCTTGACTTTTCATTGTATATAGGTACTATATAGTTAAAGTAGTAATTGTTAAACAGACTTTCTGTATTTATATTATCTACAAAGAACTCATCTCCTTCTTCGCCAAAATGAATTGACTGTAAATTAGTAGACGCACTTGTTGTTAAGGTATTTGCTGGTCTTATATATTGGTCAAAATCAGAACCATCTGTACTAAATATAACATAATTAGAAGTGTCTTGTTTTCTACAATAAAAAACTAGAGGTTTTCCAAGTGTTGGATTCTCATCTTTACTAACCATCCATCCCCATTGCACAGTAGTCCTTTCTGTGTCATCATTTTGATTAGTCATTCTCTCATACATAAGATGTTCAAACCCTAACTTAACAGAATACGTTCCTCCATCAAATGCTAAAGGATTGCTTATAGCATTAGACCTGTTACTAAGTCTTTCATTACCAAATTCATCATTAGTTATTTCATTACTGTTGACTATAGCAAAAGTAGAAGCTTGTTGATATTCAAAATCTATTTTAGAATATATGTTTGCTTTATCTACAGTATGTTTGTCAGCATGAATATATTGACTTACATCGTGACTTGTCCCTTCATCATAAAATTTGTCTAATGTTCTTACTTTAATTGTTTCTCCATCATAAAAAGCAGTTAGATTAAACATCTTAAATATAGATGTTAAAAAGTCTATAACTTTCATCTTAGGCATATTATCTACTATATTTATACCTGAAGAAACGCCTATAGCGTTACCTCCATTGTATGTATAGTTAGCAGTATAACCAGCAGAACCACCTGAGTTATCTACCTCATTGTATACTATATTAAAACTATTTACAGCTATTTGAGTTATACCTCCTTGTGTTCTTACTTTAAATATAGGAGTAAAAGTTTGTGTTCCTTCGCCACTTCCAAGTTCCTTTCTGTATCGTATAACTTCTAGTAACAGCTCCTCCTCCAGAATGCTCTGAAGTTCCTATTATTTCTCCTGACTCTCCATCAAATAACTCTAAAGTATATAGTCCTGTTCCAGTAGGAGTTACTTGTATTTGATAATTATAATAAATTTCTGTAATATCAGGTCCGTCAACCACAATAGAAGTAACTAAGTCTTTATTAGAATTACTTCTAGGGTCGTTTTGACCAGTAGGAGTTGTATTTATAAATAAATAATCATCTAAATCAAGTTTTCTTTCACTTATTGCTATTTGTGAAGATAAATCTCCTTTTTCTCTATGCAACCATAGATATAACTCATAGAATGAAGCATTAGACGTACTAAAGAAGTCGTTTGTTCCGTTTTTAGAGAATGTAATACCATATCTGTCTTCTATACCTAATATTATGTGATATAATCTAATTGCTGGTTTTAAGTCTATCATAGATAGTCCAGTAGGATGAGAGGTAGAACTGTTATGATGCCTTACATTTCTTGAAACAACCTCTTCTCTTAACTCAGGTCCATTGTCGTGAGTTGAATCCCAATAATAATGACTTTTACCACTTATAAAAGGATAACATAAGTCTCCTGCTGTTGTACTAGAGCCATTAGATACTAAAGTGTTATTAACTAAATTAAATCCATCAGAAAATCCTGTTTCTACGTTAGAAGTAGTATATGTTTGATTAAATTTAGATAAATAAGAAGTATTATCTACAGCTAAGTTATCTAACTCATCATCGCCAAAAAGTAAGTTAAGATTTACTGTTTTACCATAAAATACAGCCTTATAAGCAAAAGCAACTCCGTTTTTCATGCTTACGCTATTTAAACTAAGAAACCCTTTCTTATAATCCTCTCCATTTATCTTTATTAAAGCTTCTTTCTTTACTCTAGCATCATAACCACCATCTATATCAAAATTATAGTAATGTTTAAAGATTAAGTTGTTAGGAGAACTAGCAGGTAAGCTAAATTGTTGTGTAAAGTCAGTAAATACCTTAGCTATGTCTCTAATATCCTGTATTGAGTTAGTTATGTTGATAGATTCTTCTGAAAAGATGTCTAATCGCTTATAAGTTACAGTTTCGCCAAATCCTGCTGTATTTATGTATATTTCTACTTCTCTACGCATATTATCTTACGTTGTTTATCTTATCAAATGCAAATTCTAGTTCTATTGTGTAATTTATTAGCTTATCATCTAATCTAGTCTTGAATGATAGGTTAGATGAGGTTAATCTAACTGGTAGAGTCTTTTCATTGTACTCTATCCATATTTTGTCGCTTAAAGACATCTGTCTAAATACTTCATTGTAAGATTCTGGATAGAATCCTGTATTTAAACTTAAAGTTTCTTTAGCATTAACGTGAAAAGTACTATATTGATGCCTATTAGTTGCATAACCATAGAACCAGCAGTACCCATTAAGTTAGACTTAAACATCTCATCTTTCTTAGTCATACTAAGATTACTTCTCTTAAAGAACCATATATCTTGATAAGCACCGAACTTATTAATAAACGTGACCTTGTAAGGAGTATATTTACACTCTTCTATGTTGTCTACCTTAATTATTGTTAAGCCATCTGCTGCTGATACATAAACTGTATCTACAGGATGTAACTCAAAGTCATCTTCAAATTGGTCAATACAAGCATTATCCTCAAATGTACCTCCATCTAACTCTACTCTTTCTTCAAAGCTATCTGCTCCATTAACACCATTGCTTACATAAACTACTTGGTCTTGTATTTTAAGACCAGTAGAAGGAAGCCAAGAATATACTTGTTGTCCTTGATAAAAGAAAGCTACCGAGTTAGTGTTTTCATTATCTACTGGTATTCTTATAGGAGCATCATCTTTTTTCAGTATAACATTATTAGATTGTAAGTAACCTTGCAATAATTGAGGATTCGCACCATCTTCAAAGTAGCCATATCCATAAAATGCCCTTACACCTAAAGTAATTTCTGCTACTGGAACACCAGTAGTTAAAGTTTTTGTAATTCTATAATCTACATACATTGTAGTGTAGTCTTCTGTAGCATCTGCATCACTTGGATATACTCCATTAAATGCTGCTGGTATATAATCTCTTATAAGTTCACTTATTTCAAAGTTTATCTTACCAGTAGTTCCTGTTGTGCTTAGAGTATATTGTGGGTTTCCTTGCCAAGATGTATTTGCTACACCTGTGTATATTAACATCTCTAATGTAGCACTTGTTAGACCTACTATTCCCACTTGGGCAAAGTATGGACTTCTTACGTTTATTTTAGCCATTTGTTTTTATTTTATCAAATTCTTTTGTTAGCTCCTTATTAAATGCTTCTAATATAGCATCATCAAATTCGTCTAATGTGTTGTTTATTGCTCTGTCTATAAAATTACTTCCTTTATATCCGAATCTTTTTATTATTCCATCTCTAGCTATACTTCTACTAATAAGAAAAGCTATCTTATTGTAATTATAGTCTGTCTGTTTAAGGTATCTGCCAGTAGTATTGTCTCTAAGACGTATACCTTTGACTTTTAACCACTCTTTTATTCTGTATCCGTTAGCTGGTCTACCTCCTTTACGAATACCTTCATCTATAGCTCCACCATAACCAGCCATAGTAACTGTTAAAGCGTTACCTACTGCTTTGCCTTTAATACTTCTTGACAAATTACCACTAGCTACAGTATCATCTGTATCTAACTGCTGCTGAAGTCTATCTACAACTTGGTCGCCTAGTCTTTTAAGTGCTATTGTTATAAAACTAGTGTCCATTAGCAGATACTTATATCATTTCTCATTATTATGTCTATATCAGCTCCCCATCCTACTAATTCATTCTCAAATCTGTCTTTAAATGGCTGAACAGAGATATTGTCGTCCACTTGTAGTAATTCTGTTCTTAAAGTACCTCTTTTTAGCTTAGAGTACACTAAATTGACTACTTGCAACTGTGTATTCATTATATCTTGTAAATTATCGTTGCCATAGAACAAATCATAGCTATAATCCTGTTTATTGTAGTCTAATATGTCTGCACATAGTACTTGAAGTGTAAAAGTGATAGTATTTGAGCTTATTACAGCATTTGAGATGTTTAAGTGTGTTAAAGGGAATATATCTGTCTTATTTAGGTTAATTTCAGTAATATCTCCGAAACTAACACTATTAACGTGCTTATTTAATCTTAATTCGTCCTTTAACTTGTCTAATAAGTCATATACTTGTGTCATATCTATTTTTTATGTGCTCTTTTTATTAAAGCATTCTCTAAATTTGTTTTATCCTTTATATATTCCAAATACATTAAACAGGTATGTATTGGAAGTCTTGTTGCTTCGTCAATTCTAGCTGCATCTTCTTTAGCGATTGTAAATATTGATTGATACCAACCCCACTTTTGTCCAAAGTTCGCTTGAGCTGAGGTGGAACTCCCTCCTTCTTCAATACCTTCACTAAATAATCCACCGTATAACTCGGTAATTTTCTCCCTAAACGATAAAAAAAAACCATCGCCCCTATCGCTACATTAACTGGCATATCCAACATTACATCTGAGTACTTATGACTACCTTCATAATCCATCACTCTATAAAACTCCTTCTTCTTAAAGATAACAGGTCTGAATAAGACAGCCATTGCTTTATGCATCTTCTGCCAATCAGATATATTAGTGTCTAAATCAATAAACTCTCCAAATGACATCTCATCTAACTTTGGTATAAAACCAAACTCAACGATAGTCTCATCTCCATACTCATCTTTAGCAGACATCTCAAATCTGTTGACTAAAGGTGTCTTTTCATCAAAACATCTATTTACTGTATCAATAGCAAAATCAAAGTTGTTTATAGGTACTTTAAAAGTATCTTCTATATCTAGGTTACAAAATATCTGTAACATCTTTGTCTTAATATACACCTCATCTTCCTTATCCCATTTATCTAATACTTTTAGATAATCCTGATACTGTCTTAATGTTATACCTTCTAACTTAGTAGGTACTTCTAACTTATATTCTTTTACCATACTATGATAACGAAATCCACTACTTTTTGTTTTAACAGTATAAAAAAACAAAAATAAAAAATATCGTTATCTATATAGACAGTTGCAAATCTGTATAAGTTGCTACACTTTAGGCATAAACTCCTATTGGTTCAGGTAACCTAAATCTCCTTGAGAATTGCGATACTAATCCCTTTGTTATTTTCGTAGACGCCCTAGTATCATTCAACTCAACGAGTACAGCTGCTAACAAGTTGTTTAGCTAACAACATTTAAAGTAACATATATAAAGAGGAGGGCGAATAAAACTCCATCAATACACCTTTTAATTACTCAACTCGTTTTAAAATTATATTTATATTTTTAGAATATGAGTTTTAGAATAATTCGTTTTTGTAATGAAATCATAAGAGTGGGCTACTTACCTCAGCAATCTTCAATTTACGTTAAATTACTATATAATTACATTAAAATAATATATTCTGAATCGTTTTAAGCTATGTTTAACAAAAGATATTTAAATAAAGGTATGTATGTATAGAGGAGGTAATAAAAGGCTCTTAAATGAGCTTAAATGAGGTTGT